TTTAGCTATATTAAATGACCATACTACTCTTTTTACATCTTCATCATCACTATCTTCATCATTATCATCATCATTATTATTTATTTTTTGTAAAGATGAAGCTAACACATCTACATCTCCGATATTTGTATTTACAATATTTTCCCAAGTAAAAAAACCGGCATTTACACCGTTGATAAAGCACAATTAATTGTGCTTAACAACGCTTATTTAGTTTTAAAAAACTAAATAACCGAAGTTTATATTAGTTCTATATTTAGAATTTTTATTTTCATCTTGATTATTAATATAATTATCAGATTGATTTACATTATTTATATATTTAAATTTAGCTTTAGTGTATGAGATAAGAGCTAATTTAATTTCAGATGAATTTTTATTTCTACATTGAATATCATTAGCGAAAAAGTTGTTGATATTAGTAGTATTAATTAACATATAAAATTTAATAGAATTAGCATTTATAAATTGTCTATTATTTTTATTATTCCAACCTAAAGATGAATTTCCAATTATAAATTTATAAACAAAACTTATTAAATTTTGATTATCTACTGCTCTTATTTGTTTTACTTGTTCATTATTAATAATTATTATTCCATCATCATAAAATAAAAATCTTGCTCTTCCAATATTATAAGGAGAATATAGATTATTACAAATAGTGTCATTAACATCATAACCATTTGTATTATAAGGATTTTCAGTATTTTCAATATATTGAATAAGTTTATGCATTTTAATTGTATATTGAGAAGAAACGAGATCATTAATTAAATTAGAATTATAAATTGTATATTTCATAGAAAAAGCGTCAGAATTATCTTCAGTCATAAATTTAAAAGCTTGATAATTATTATTATTAGGAATAGAAAATATAATAAAATTTTTTCTATTAGAATTAATTTCAGAATGTGAATTTCTAGATTTAGAATTTTTAGAATTTTCTGGTCTAAATCTATTATCTGATAAAATAGGAGAAATTAATATTAAAAATATAAATAATATAAGTTTCATATATTATTATATAGCAAATAATATTTAAAATAAATTATTATAATCTATAATAATTTTATAATGGCAACAATACCGTTGTATACAGCATAACTAAAATAAGTTTTAGTTATGCTTTACAACGCTTATTTAGTTTTTACAAAACTAAATAACCGTATATAATATTAATATTAAACAATAAAGAAAATCAGACAGATGGTAAATATCCAATAGAAATATTAGAAGAAATGAATAATATAAAAAATAACTATATGAAAACATTAGAAAATGATTTTATATTAAAATTTACAGATAAAAATATTTATAAAGAAAAAAATAGTAGATATCTAGGATATGGTTCATTTACAGCAGTTTTTTCAGTTAATTTGTTAAAACAACCAACATATTCAAAAATACCATCAGAAAAATTAATATTAAGAGTATTTACACAAAATACAAATAAAATAACTGATTTAATACCATTAATAGACAAATATGAAAATGAAAAAAAATATTTAATTAATTCTGATTAACTTATTATATAATATTATTATATAATATTATTATATATGAATTATTATTTAGTAATAATAATAATAGTGATAGTAATAATAATAATGAAATATAAGAAAATAGAAAAATTTGAGAATAATATAAATGTGGTAGGATGTAAAAATTTAGAATTAAACGATGATATAATAAGTGGATATTGTAAAAATAATAGAGGTAATTATAAATTTACTGCATTTAATAAAAAAATATGTTATAATAGAAGGGGTAATTTAGTAAATAATAATGGAGATTTAAAATGTAAATAATTATATATTAATATAATGGAATTTAATAATTCTGAAGATAATTATTTATATTTTAATTCACCTTTAGATGTTAATAATGGTTATTTATCCATTGATTACAAACACACTATTATAATAAATAATAAAAAATTTAATAGTATTAGAGAATATTATGAATATAAAAAAAATAAAATATTTGATGATAGATTATTAAATGAAAAAAAATTAGGCATTTTAATAGAAGCTAATTTTTTAAAATTTACACAAAATTTAGATTTACAAGAAAAATTATTAAACACCGATAAAAAATTTATATGTTATGCTTCTTTAGATACTGAATTAGGTATTGGATTAAATAAAGAAACTGCAATAAAAACTGCTATAGATGAATGGAAAGGATGGAATCTTGTAGGAATTGCTATTATGGAAGTCAGACTTGAATTATTAAAAAATAAATAAAATTACAATTGTTCAAGTTCTGAAATTTCATAATACAAATTTTGAAGTTGTTGCTTAATATTTGTATTATCATTCATTTTAATAAGAAAAGTAATAAAATCCTTTGTAATTAGTTTTTGATGATAGTGAGACCACAGCATACTGATAATATTGTTCATTATTGTATGATATTAATTTTAATATGTTAAATACAATCAAAATATTAAAAAAATCAATTTTTTTTTATATTATAAATAATATATGAATTGGCAATTATTTATAATATGTTTATTAGTGTTAAGTGTTAGTTATTATATGTATTATATAACAAAAGATATAGAATATATTGAAATGGATGTTGATATAGTTAAATGTTCGTGTAAATTAGAAAATGGAAAATTAAAATGTACGTCATTAGTGAGATTTATATATAATGAAAAACAATATGAGATATATATGAAAGAAACATATTGTGATACGAGTAATAAAAAGAAAATATGGATAAATCCGGAAAATCCGACAGATTATGCTACAAGTTCGTATTATAAATTAATATATCCTAGTATAATGGGAATTAGTGGTTTAGGTTTAATTTCTTCGATATTTATATAAATATAATATTATGGAATATATCGGATATGTAAAATATAGAATATATAATATAGGATATAGTGAAAATATATATAATATAAATAAAGTATATATCGGAAATAATGAGATAATAATATATGATGAATCAGGAGAAGAAAATTTATATGGAAAATATGATAAAAAAAATGATATATATATAATAGATAGATATAGAGATAATGATAAAATTAAACAATGTTTAAAAATAAGTAAATGTAAAATAATAGAATTTATTAAAAATAATAATTTTATTTATGATATATAATTATTAATGGATAAAAATTTTAATCCATCAATAGTTACAGTAATATGGATAGAACGAGGAATATTATTTACTTGTATAAATATTATAGAACGAAATTATATTGTTCTTTTTAATAAAAAAATAATTATAAATAATAATAAAATAAGATATATATTAACAAAATTATTTCCAGAATTACATTTTGATAAATTTACTATTCACAATAAAAAAAATTTTTATATAAATATTAGACAAATTGCATATAATCAAGATTATATTATTGATTATCTTAAAAATTACGAAGATGTTATAAAATCTAAACATATTAATTTGATTCCTTGGTATGATACAAATGATCCAATGATAGTATATAAATATGATAAAAAAATTAATTATGAAGTTAATTTTATAAATGCCTTTGTAAATAATTTTTCTGTTTATATAAGAAGTAATTTTAAAAATGATGTTTGGGATGTTTATTTTGAAAATAAAATATTACATAATTATGCTGAATTAACTGGTAATAATATTTATTCTGTTTTAAATTATATTAATAAAAAACTTTCTAATTATATTTCATATTATAAAGCACCACCTTTTATTATTAATAATGTTATTAAAGAAGAAATTAAACCTAATATTAATATAATAAAAAATAAATGTTCAGAACACGAAAAAGAAATTAATAATCTTAAAAATATTATAGAAATAATTAATACTAAAATTAAAAAAATCAATGAAATTAATTAATTTATATATATATATATATAAATTATAATGGCAGATCCAGCTTTTACTGAAGATGAAAGAAAAGAATTAACAACCTTTATTTTAATGCATAACCAGCATAGATCTGGAATTAGAGCTATTAAAGATGCAGATCGTGATGTAACAAACAATATTGCAATAGATAATTTTAATTTTATTTTAAATTTAACACCAGAATTAAGAACTAGAATTATGCAACTAATCAGAGATTTAAATGCTATTGATGTACGATTATTAGATGCATTAACTCGTTTAAATAATAATGTTTCTGATTCATTAGCAGTACAATTAGTTATATTGCAATATAGATCTATTTTGAGATTTATAAGGAATAATATACCCGGACCCGAACCAAATGAATTAATTATATTATTAGAAGAAAAAATTAAAATTGTAAATCAATTATTAGAAGAAAGAGTACCACCAGCACCACCAGCACCACCAGCACCACCAGGACCACCAGCACCACCAGCACCACCAGCACCACCAGCACCACCAGCACCTGGTGGAAATAAATATATGATAAAAGAAGATGGAGGATATATGGAAAAGTATATGAAATATAAGGGGAAATATATAAATTTGAGGAATAAAATAAATGAGTATAATAATTAATATAATATAATATAAGTATAATGAGTAATATGATGACATATTGGATAAATATGGAAAAGAGTAAGGAGAGGAGGGAGAAGATGGAGAGTTATTTTAATAAATATGGAATAAGTAATAAGAGGATAGAGGCGGTAAATGGCAGAGATATAAATAATTTAAGAGAAATGGGTAATTTTAGAAATAATATATTACCAAATAGTTGTAATTTAGGACAATTTGGATGTTTTTTTAGTCATATAAAGGTGATAAAAGAATTTTTAGAGAATGATAAAAATGAGTATTGTATGATAATGGAGGATGATTGTGATTTTAGTGTAATAGAAAAATATAATTTAGATTATAATAAAGTGTTAGAAAAAATAGTTAAAGATAATTGGAGAGAGTGGCATATTATTCAATTATCAGTAATATGTGGTGGTAATAGAGAATTTGTGACAAAAATAAATTTTAAGTATATGAAATGGAGAACGTGTTTTTATAGTTGTTTAGCATATATAATAAATAAGAATGGTGCAAGAAATTTATTAAATAAAATATTAGATGAAAATAATAAAATAAAAATAGATTTAGTGGATAAAAATTTTAAAGATTATGTTGCAGATTATTATATATATGCGAATTGTAAAACATATACATATAAAATACCATTATTTAATCAGGATTTAAATTTTGAATCAACATTAGTTTCTAATAAAAGTACACATATAAAAGCATATCATAATGTTAATAGTATAGTAAATTATTATGATAATCATTTAAAAACATTATATCCAAAATTACAATAAAAATATAAATTTTTTATAAAATATTATTATTAATGACTAATAATAATTTAACATCTAAAAATAATATTATTTCTAAAATTAAAATTAATAATTTAATATCATATGGTATGAAAGGAACAGTATATAATGCAGAATATAATAATCAGAATTATGCTTATAAAATAGAACATATTTTAAAAACTGAAATTAAAAAACAAAAAAATGAAATTAATTTTTCAATAAAATTAGGAAATAAATATCCGGAACATTTTATATATTTATATGATTATAAATTAATTAATAATTGTGATCATAAACAGCAATATTCATTTAATGTAAATAATTTCCCAGATAAAAAATATTATTTAAAATTGGCAAAAAGTAATTTATGTATAGCTAAATTATATTCACTTATAGATGGAACATTAGATAGTATATTTAATATATTAAATGAAAATCAATTATATTCATTATATATTCAGATAACATATATATTATATTTATTAAATAAATATAGATATTCACATAATGATATACATACAAAAAATATTGGATATATAAAAACAAATAAAGAATATATAAAAATATTTGGTAATAAAATACCAACTTTTGGATATATATATAAATTAATAGATTATGGAGAAATTAATAAAATAGATAAAAAGAATCCCGAATTATTTTCATTATTATATATGATGTATGATTTAAATATTAGTAATTATAATATAAATTGGAAGAAATCAGATAAAATTATATTTAATACAAATGAATTTAAAATTATTAATAAAAATTTTAAATATAAAAATTTATCTTTATTCTTATTTTCTATTCTTCATAATAAATTATATTATGACATCAGAATTAAAAAAGATATTTCAACTATTTATTTTATTAATTCAAATATTATTATTAATATAATATTATTAATGAACAATTTAGATTATAAAAATATAATATTATATCTTTTATCTTTAATAAATATATAATGAATAATAATAATTATTTAGATTTATTAAAAAAAATAAATTTAAATCAAAAAGGAGGTAATAGAGCGCCTAATTTTTTAGAATTAAAAAATACCAACTTATTTTATAATATTTTAATCATTTAACATTACCTCCATCTGTAAATAGTATTTCTTGTAATTTTAATATTTTTACAAATCCAGAATTACTTGAAAATATTTCAAAATTAGAAATTTATTTAAATTCTAATCAAAATTTAGAAAATTCTTTATTACCTGCAAAAATTACCTCTTTAAGTATTATTCAAACTTTTGAAAATTTACATAATACCACTAATTCATTAAATAATATTAATATTTCTACTCTTAATATTACTGAATTAAAATTAAATTTTATTAATAATCTTATTTTAACATCATTACCAAGAACAATTGAAACATTAATTATTGATTATGATTTTGAAACTTTAATTACTTCACTTAAAAATCTAAATAGAATTAGAAAATTATATTTTATTAAAACTACACCATTTACTATAAAACAAGAATTTATTCCTTTAAGTGTAACCAGTTTATTTATTACTAAAGATCAAGAATATCACGATTCTTTAAAATCATTTATAAGAATTATTGATGATTAATTTTTTATTATTTCAAATATATAATAATTCCATATTATAATCTTCTAGTATTTTTCTTATTCTCTCATTCTCTTCTTCTCTATAATATATATTTTTATCTAATCTTATTCTCCTTATCCACGACGGAATATTACATATATTTTTCTCTATATCCATATAATTCTGTATTATTATCTCTTCTATATATATCGGTATATCTATTATACTCTCCTCTCTCTTTATACCCATCTTATTCACTTTATCCTTTATCTCTTCCTCTATATATTTATATTCTCTCTTATACATTATCTCCTCTATTATATCATAAAATTCTCTATTATAATCTATCTCTTGTTCTATTAACCTATCAAAATATTTTTTTGTATAATTCTCATCCTTATTTTTTATTAATATATATAACATACTATAATGTGTGCTATCTGTATTCCCATAATTTATTCTATCTTCATTATATCTCCTTAAATCTACTCTTTCATCTTCTAATAAATATCTTAAATTTTTACTTAACTTCTTTATACCTCTTATAACATAATGACACTCTAATATATTATTTATTCCGTTCTTTCTTATATTCAAATTTTTTTCATTTGTCTTCTTTATTAAATTCTTCACATCTATTCTATCTTTCAAATAAAAATTATTATATCTTAAAAACTTCTGCAATAAACTTACTCCATCTATTAATATATTTACATCATCTATTTTTTCTATTACTATATCAAATATTTCCTGATCTATTATATCATTGTTTAATAAATATCTATATGCCTCATTTATCGTCATTTTCTCTCTACCATCTATCTCTATCTTTATACTCGTTTTCCTATCCATCTTATAATCTTATATATTATTATATTTATTTTTATATTTATTTTTCAATTTTTTTATAAAATAATTGAAATTTATGAAGATAAAAAAATTGATTTTTATTAATAATATTATAATTATATTATTATGAATATTCTTGATTCCATACAAAATATCTATGATTCTCTCTCTAATACAAGAATTGATTGGGATGAATATTTTTTAATTCAAGCTTATAATGCCTCTTTTAGATCTCCTTGTCATCGTCTACACGTTGGTGCTGTCATCGTAAAAAATAATAGAATTATTGCTACTGGTTATAATGGTTTTATTGCTGGCGGTCCTCATATTTCTGTTATTAGAGATAATCACGAAATTGCTACTATTCACGCAGAAGTAAATGCTATTTGTGATTGTGCTAATAGAAATGGTAATACACAAGATGCTACTATTTATATTACTCATTTTCCATGTCTTAATTGTTTTAAATCTATTGTGGCTTGTGGTATAAAAACTATTATTTATAGCAGAAATTATAAAAATGATTTATATGTGGAAAAAATGGCTAAATTATATAATATCAAAATTATTCAATATATAACCTAATTTATTTTCTATATATAATATAATTTATTTTCTATATATATTTATATATTTATTAATGTCTATTGAAAAAATTAATCAATCTTTTTTCATTTTTAA